ACACCGCAAAGGCCAGCAAGTCCTCCCGGGCTGTGGAGGCCTTCGGCGAGAGCGAGCCTGTGGCCACCATTGCGGGCCAGCGTAAGTACACGCTGCAGCTGACCCGCCTGTACGCTACGGATGACGCTGTGTCCGACGGCATCAATTTCTATGACCTGTCCGATTTCTCTCTGGTGATCTGCAAGCCGGACCGCAAGGTGATTTACAGCGGCTGTGAGTGGAGCGCCATCGAGGAGGAGGGCCAGCTGAACGCCATGGTGGCCGAAAAGGTGACTGTGGTGGCCAGCAAGCGCATTGAGACTACGGCATGAGAACCTGGGATGAGCTGCGGCCTCTGAGCGCGGGGCGGCTGCTGACCCTTTGGCGGGAGAGCGGCAAGACAGCGGAGGAGCCTCTGGAGCGGGCGCTCCTCTGCAACGCCGCCGTCATTGCGGAGAGCTGCTACGGGCAGGAGGAGCCGGTCTTTGAGGGCCCGGAGGCGGTGCTGGAGGCCATGACGCCCCGGGAGATGGAATCTCTGCTGCGGCTTCTGGCAGAGGCGGGGAGCGCAGCCGGTGGGGCGGAGAATCCGGCCTTTGATGCGGAGCGGTTCGAAGCCCTGCGAAAGGAGACACCATGGACTATGTGAGAGAGGAACTGCTGCGGCAGAACCGGGCGCTGGAGGCGCTGATGAAGGTTGGCGCGGCAGAGCCGGAGGACCGGGAGGCGGAGGAGACGGCGCAGCAGAAGTTCGCCGGTGGGGCTGGACGCTGGGAGCGTGGGTCCGCTTCTGTGGAGATGCCTGGTACGGAAACTCGGCTACGGACTGTTGATTTCCGGGAGCCTCTGGGCCGGAGGGGACGTCCGGTTTGGGCAGAGCCTGCCGGAGAGGACAGGGTGATCTCCGGAGAGAGGGTTGCCTTTGGCAGCCACCGGCAGACCGGCGTTCGGGAGGTGTCCCGCGCCATTGAGCGGGACGCCCGCCGCTATGACGGCGGATTTACCATGTATTGAGAGGGGGAGTGGGCGTGCGCTTGACGCCGATGCGTTTTAAAGATTATACCTGGCCCCACAACCCGGAGGTCTACGCCGTGGAGCGCCGGAGACGGCTGGCGGTCCATCCGGTGCCCTACGGCCGATGCGTCGTTCAGGATCTGGGCGGCACCTACCGGGTGCTGCGGGGCGAGGGCGTATTCGCGGGTGTGGGAGCCTACGAGGAGTTCCGGAAGCTGGCGGAGGTGTTTCGCCAGGAGGGGGCGGGACTGCTGGTGCACCCGGTGTGGCAGGCGGAGCAGGCCTGGTTTGCGTCCCTGACGGTGGAGGAGGAGCCTCTGCCGGATTACGTACGCTACCGCTTTGAGTTCTGGGAGGACTGGACCGGGTACGGTACGGGGCTGACAGAAGTGGAGGTTGTGGCGGAGGATGATGTGGAAACGGCGGAATCCGGCGAATCAAGTGGGGAGAGAGAACCCTATATCGTGAGAAAAGGGGACACGCTGTGGGGAATTGCCAAGAAATACGGCGTGAGCCTGACGGCACTGATCTCCGCCAATCCTCAGATCCGCAACCCCAACCTGATCTATCCGGGAGACGAGGTGAGGCTGCCGTGAGAGGACGACTGTTTACCTGTGACCACAAGGTGTATGACCTGCCGCCCCTGTTGGAGTGGAATGTGGTACATACCGGGGGCGTGCCCTGTGACAGCTACTCCGTGACGTTTCTCTTTGACTGGAAGCAGATGCCGTATCTGGAGAAAGCGGCGGGTTTCATGGGCATTGAAAACGGACGGATCGTGGCCCGGGGCATTGTGGATGAGTACAGCGTGGAGCTGGGAGAGAAGGGCATGACGGCCACCCTCTGCGGCCGGGGCGCAGCGGCCCGCCTGCTGGACAATGAGAGCCGCCCCGTCACCTATGAGGGAGCGACACTGGCGGAGATCATTCGCTGCCACGTGACGCCCTACGGCGTGGTGACCCGGGAGACGGCGGATGTGTGGGCCAACTCGGTCTACACCGTTCCGGCGGGTGTCAGCCAGTGGAAGGTACTGGCAGACTTCTGCCGCACCTATGGCGGGTTTCTGCCCCGCTTTGCCGTGAACGGCGCGCTGCTGGCAGTGCCGGAGAAAGACAGCGGAAAGCGGCTGGTGATCGACGACGGCAGCCCGGTGCTTGCGTGCACGCTGAGGGAGAATCACTACGGTGTGCTGACGGAGGCACTGGTGATCGACAAGAAGCGCAACGTCTCCTACTCCGTGAAGAATCAGGAGATGATCGCGAAGGGCGGCCAGTGCCGCCGGGTGGTCTATACCCCCGGGCAGAGCACCTGGGCGGCCATGCGGTACACCGGCGAGTATCAGATCGAGAAGTCCCGGGAGGAAGAAAAAATCGTCACGGTGACGCTGCCGGGCAGTTTCCCGGCCTATCCCGGAGACCGGGTGACCCTGAAGCTGGAGCGGATGGGACTGGGGGGCACCTTCCGGGTGGCGGAGACGGAGAACGTCTTTTCTGCCGTGGAGGGCGGTACCGCGACGCTGACACTGAAGGAGGATGGCTGATATGTGGCTTTCCAGACAGATGCGGTCTGCGCCGCCTACGGCGGACGCGGATCTGGGCACCACCACCATCGCGGGCCGGAGGGCAGGCGTACTGACCCGGGGCGAGGTGCGCGCCCTGCCGGTATACGGCCCCGGCGGCTACGTGTGGCTGCCGGAGAACGGCGCGGCGGTGCTGGTGGTCAAGGGCGGCCCCGGCGGCGAGGAGCAGTGCGTGGCCGGTATGGAGCAGGCGGAGGTCCCGGCGGGGATGCTGCCGGGTGAGGTGTACCTCTACGGCCCCGGCAGCAATTCCATTTATCTGCGAAAAAACGGAGATGTGGAGATCCGGGGCAGCCTGACCATCAACGGTGAGCCCTACAAGCCCTGCACCTGCGGCGAGGAGGAACTTTGATGGAACTGATGATACGAAACGGAGATTACGTGGCAGAGGGCGGAAGCCACCTTTGCCGTGTCGGCGGACAGGAGGCGCTGCTGCAGCGGGTCCTGTTTCGACTGACGGCCCGCCGGGGCAGTTTCCCCTTCTGGGAGACACTGGGCAGCCGCCTGTGGCAGCTGGGCCAGCTGCCTGCCGGGGCCCGGCAGGGCGCGGCGAAGCAGTACGTGACGGAGGCGCTGGCGGAGGAACGGGATCTGCGGGTAGAGTCCGTGACTCTGACGGAACACACCGGCAGCGCCACGCTGCTGGCAGAACTGTCCCGGGAGGGGAAGCCCCTCTCCGTAAGGGTGGAACTCCGTCTGTGAGCGGAAACGAGGAGAGGAGACAACGGTGAGAACGACAGAGGAGATTTATCAGGCGCTGCTGGCAGGATTCCGGCAGCGGACGGGCGTAGCCCCTGAGAATGGCTGCGATCTGGCGGTGCGGCTGTGGGCTGCGGCAGCGCAGCTGCAGGCACTGGAGATCCAGGCGGACTGGGTGCTGGATCAGAGCTTTCCCCAGACGGCCCAGGGGATCTGGCTGGACTATCACGGACAGATGCGGGGTATCTCCCGTCAGGAGGCGGCCAAAGCCGTGGGCACGCTGCGATTCACTGTGGAGTCGGAGCCTGTCACCGACATGACCATTCCGGCAGATACCGTCTGTATGACAGCGGGCGAGGTGCGGTTCCGCACGCTGGAGAATGTGATCCTGAAGGCCGGGACGCTCAGTGTGGATGCTGCGGCGGAGGCACTGGAGGGCGGAATTGGCGGCAACGCCGCGGCCGGTGCGGTGTGCATCCTGACCGCTTGTCCCGTGGCCATCACAGGCTGCACCAACCCCGGCCCCTTTACCGGCGGACGGGATGCTGAGACGGATGAGAGCCTGCGGGAGCGGATCCTGGAGAGCTACCGCCGTCTGCCCAACGGCGCCAATGCCGCCTGGTATGAAAGAACGGCCATGGAGTGTGACGGCGTGGCGGCGGCCAAAGCTGTGGGTCGGGCCCGGGGCATCGGCACGGTGGACGTCTACATCACCACGGAGAGCGGCCTGCCGGACGCGGAACTGCTGGAGCAGGTGCGCTCGCTGCTGCAGGAGAAGCGGGAGATCGCGGTGGACGTGGCCGCAAAGGCTCCTGCGGTCAAGACGGTGAACGTGGAGCTGGAGATCCTGCCCGCGGAACACGCAGACCCCGCAGAGGCCATCTCTCAGACGGAGCAGGTGGTGAGGGACTTTTTCACCGGCCGTCTGCTGGGCAAACCCGTACTGCTGGCGGAACTGGGCAGCCGCGTCTACGGACTGGATTCCGTGGCGAACTACCGTTTCCTGAACCCCGGCGGGGATGCAGCCGCCGGCGAGGCGGTACTGCCGGTGCTGGGGACGCTGCAGGTGACGGAAATGGAGGCGTAAGCCATGCACGAAGCGTTTTTGAGGCGGCTTCTGGAGCCGCTTGGGGTCTATGACCTGAGTGATGGGAAGCTCAACGCCGCAGAATTGGCGGTGCTGGGTGCGGAGCTGGACCGGGTGGAGGAGCGTCTGGAGTACGCAGAGCGGGAGAGCCTCACTGCCACAGCGGAGGCGGAGGGACTTCGCCGCCGGGAGGCATTGTTCCGCCGTCGCGGCGGAGCCGTAACAGAGGAGGAGCGCAGAGCCGCCATTGCGGCTCTGCTGCAGATCGACGGGGACAGTCTGACCCCTGCTGCCATGGATGTGACGCTGCGGGGCTGCGGTATCCGTGCCCGGGCGGTGGAGTTGGGCAGCGGTGTGCTGCGGGTGCTCTTTCCCGGGGTAGCGGGTGTTCCGGAGGCCTTTGAGCGGATTCGGGAAATCGTGCTGGAGATCCTGCCCTGCCATCTGGAGGTGGAGTTCTGGTTCCGCTACCTGACCTGGCAGGAGTGCGAGGCGGCAGGCTGGACCTGGGCGGCGCTGGAGGCGGCGGAGCACACCTGGGAGAGTTTTCAAAAAGCGGTGAATACCGAATATGAAGGGGGAATGGAATGATCCGGTTTCAGGACTGGAAGATCTCCTGCGAGGGGAATCTTCTGGCGATGCAGTATGACAATCTCAGCCGGCAGCTGCAGGTGAAAGGCGGCCTGCCGGATGGCTGGGACTGGGCGGTGCTGGTTCAAAGCGGCGAGCTGTTTGACATCATCCCGCTGGATGCGCAGCCGGATGGCAGTTTCGCTGCTGTGCTGACGGCCCGGCAGCTGTGCCGAAGCGGCTGCTATACCGTACAGCTGAGAGGCATGAAGGGGGAGCTGGTGCGCCACACGAATCAGATCACGGTGTTCGTGGGCCGTTCTCTTTCCGGAGATGAACACTGGCCGGAGATCCCCAGTGAGTTTACACAGCTGGAGCAGCGGGTGTACGAAGCCATGCGGGCGGCAGAAGGCAGCGGGGATGCGGCTGCGGATGCGGCCGCTGAAGCCTTTACGGCAGCCACTGCCGTAAAGGAATATGTGGAACAGATGGAAGAAGTGAGGGATGCACTGTCTCACATGGAGCCTGGCGGCGGCGCAGCAGCGGTGGAGCTTCTTGCCCAGAGTGAATTCCTGATTCCCGCCTGGGACGGCGGGGCATTCTGCACGGATGCGGATGGCGCCATCTACATTCTTTGAGGAGGGCTTATCATGAGCGAAGTTTATAAGTTTAAGGCCATGAGTCAGGTGGAGACTCTGGAGGAACCCACTGATGCCACCACCGTTCTGGTGGTGGAGAATGGCACAGTGAAACAGATTCCTGCGGTGGCTGTTGGCGGCAATGGCGGCTATATGGTTCGTGCCACCCTTGCCATCGATTACAGCATAACTGCTGACAAACTCTACACGGAGATCGTGGCGGCGGTGAAAGCGGGGTGTGCTCCGGTTCTATATCTTGCTACCCCCGATGCCAGTGAGTTTTACCTGATTCCGCTGGTAGGGTCTAACGATGAAGCCTTGGTGTTTCAATTGTATTTTGATGGCTCTGCGATGTCAGTTTCCTGTACGGTTGATAATGAGTGGGCGCTGGCGATGCCTGAAGGATGACGAGGTGAGCGGCTATGATCCCGAATCTTGATTTTATCAGAACGATGCTGGAAGGCATTCGCGAGAGCGTATTTGCGGGAATCAAACGCTCTGCGGCCGAACTGGGACACAGGATCTCAGAGGTAGACGCAAAGATCCAGCCTCCGGATTATGCAGCAGGCCAAGGAGCACCCGGTTATATTCTGAACAAGCCTGAGTTGGTGGGGCGTCCCGGCACGGTGGACGGTGCAGAGATTTTTAACCGTTATGATGCCAACGCGGCAGAGGGAATCTATGCCCATGCCGAAGGCACCGATACGACAGCCTCCGGCAATTTCGGAGGTCACGCCGAGGGCTGCCATACGACAGCCAGCGGTTCTTTTGGTAGCCACGCAGAGGGCCACGAGGCAGTGGCCTCCGGCATGGCCTCTCACGCGGAGGGACAGGGAACCATCGCGGCCTCCGACTATCAGCACGTACAGGGCGCGTACAACGTGGAGGATGCTGAAGGTCGTTATTCTCACATCGTGGGCAACGGAAACATCAGCCATAACGATGCCGGAAAGCTAGAGGAACACCGCTCCAACGCCCACACGCTGGACTGGGATGGCAATGCCTGGTTTGCAGGGAATGTCTTTGTGGGCGGCAGCAGTCAGGATGACGCTGCGGCGGAACTGCTGCTGACCCGCGGCGAAGCCGGGAAGCTCTATGCCCCGGTGGATGCCCCGGCTTTTACCGGCTCCGTCAGTATGGGGCGGAAAGCCGGTACTGCGGTTGGCGGGAACTCCACTGCCATGGGCAGGAACACGGCAGCTGCAGGCGCCTATGCCCACGCGGAAGGTGACTACACCAGCGCCTCCGGAGACGGATCTCACACTGAGGGCTACGGAACGGCGGCCAGCGGTGCTTACGCCCATGCGGAGGGCCGTGATACGACTGCAACGGAGCAAGCCTCCCATGCAGAGGGAATGGGCACCGTAGCCGGCGGAAATTGCGCTCACGCAGAGGGCCGCGATACGGTGGCGGATGGAACCTGCTCCCATGCGGAGGGACAGGGAACCAAGGCTATGGAATCCTGGGCCCATGCGGAGGGCTACGGCACCGAGGCCAGCGGCTCCATTGCCCATGCCGAAGGCGACCTGTGCGTGGCCTCCGGCATGGCTTCTCACGCGGAGGGACAGGGAACCATCGCGGCCTCTGACTATCAGCACGTACAGGGTGCGTACAACGTGGAGGATGCCGAATACCGGTATCTTCACATCGTAGGCAACGGAAAACTCGGCCAGAACGATGCCGGAGAGCCGGTGGAACTCCGGTCCAATGCCCATACTCTGGATTGGTACGGTAACGCCTGGTTCGCCGGAACTGTGGAGGGCCAGGCTCTGATCCTGAGATCTGCTGGAGGCAAGGTCTTCCGGCTGTCGGTAAGCGATGCGGGAGAACTGCAGATCGTGGAACTGCTGAGGTGACGGATCGTGATGGTGGAACTGACACCCCAGACGGTGGTGACTGCCGGAGCGGTCGTTACGGCGGTTGCACTGCTGGTCCGGCGATTTGCCGGGGGCGTCCGCTGGCTCGACCGGCAGGAACGGCAGTCTGTGGATATTGAGTGCCTGAAACGAAAACATGAGGACGACATGGAGGCCTTGAAGCAGGTGTTGGCGGAGGATATGCAGGGCATCAACCGCGAGCAGCAGCTGCTGACCTACGGCGTTCTGGCCTGTCTGAAGGGTCTGCAGGAAAAGGGGTGCAACGGGCCCGTGACGGAGGCCATCCATAAGATCGAAAAGTATCTGAACGCCAAAGCCCATGAAGCCTGAATCCGAAGGGATTTGGCTAAATTGATAAACAGAAAGGAACAAATGCCATGACGAACATTGAGATCATCCGTAAATATACCGCAGGTGAACTGACTCTGGCTGAGGCCAACCTGAAGCTGAGAGGGATCCGACTGAATCCCGGCAAGAACTTCCTGACCGAGGAGGAAAAGCACGCTACCACGGTGGGCTACTATCCCGAGCAGGCCAACGGCTGGGGCCTGCTGGACACCGGCACCGGTTCTCTGGACAAGGTGGAGGTCCGAAACGGCAAGCTGGTGCAGGGCGGCATGGGCGAGGCGTTTGCCCTGTGCATCATCGCCGGCAAGTCCTATGAAGTGAAGAACGACACCCTGATTTAAGGAGGAACGGACCATGACTTGGCTGAAAGCGGCTCTGAT